TCTTGGGCTCGTTCTTTTCTAGCGGCGGCAGTTGCATTAATTGCCATCGGTGAGACAGATCCAAAAGCAATCTTTACCGCAGGAATGGCAGCAGTTATTCCCGTGATTTTAAGGTATCTCAATCCTAAAGACGTCGCCTTCGGTGTCTCTGGAAAGTGAGTCAGTTCGCACGGGCGGCAGCGCTTCTCATAGGGCTATGCGTTGCGTTGTCGTCTTGCGGTTATCAAGGACATATACGTTATGAATGTCAAGAATTCAAAAATTGGGAAAAGCCGGAATGCAAGCCTCCGGAATGTGAAGTTCAAAGTGTCTGCTCTAAGGATCTTGTCGGAAAAAGAATTTATGACTCGACGCCGTAACTTGCTATCTCCCGAAGATATACACGCGCGCCTTATTCTTGCCATCGGCTTATCTCTGGCAACGGTATTCGTCATCACGACCGTCGGCATTACTTACGCACTTATATTCGTGACGCAACCGGTGGTCAATCAAGCACCTAATGATGCGGCTTTTATCGACGTTCTCAAAATGATAGTGACATTCTTAGCCGGATCTCTCGGTGGCGTACTAGCCGGTAACGGGCTCAAATCTAAGTCGAAGCCGATAGACACGCCGACGGATACGCCTAAAGGTTGAATATGTCGGCTCTCGATGAGACTCTTTTCTCGGGAGCAACGACAAGGCTCCCACGGGAGCAATAATGAAAGAAGAAATAGGTTATTGGTTAAGTCTGGCAGTTCTTGGAATTCTTGGGATTTCATGGGGCTACGCACGGGGCTGCAAGCGCACTAAAGGAGATTAAGAAATGAGTAATTTCCTAGAGGGATACGAGGACGTTAATGCAAGAATTACAAGAATCCACGCCGAATTCCCGTCATGCAGAATCATCACGCATATCGAAGATATCGACGTCGTTAAAGGTTACGTACTCGTCAAGGCAGAATTCTTCAAAGAGTTCGAGGATCACGTTCCATCATTCACAGATTACGCGCTGGAAATGCGGTCAGATCGTGGAGTTAATCTCCACTTCTGGGTCGAAAACGGAATCACAAGCGCAATCGGCAGAGTCATCGGTCTAGCCTCACCGTCTAAAGATCCGAAAACTGCCGCACGTCCTACACGTCAAGACATGGAAAAGGTTGAACGCCTATCTACTTCCGATGTTGCCGAATTAAAGAAAAGTGACGCTTGGACTTCAATTCCATCGTGGGACACTAAAGAAGCCGCCGAAACTGCCGGCATGCCAACACTAGGAACGGCAATCGAGACCATCAAAGATTCGCTAGGTGGAGCAATTATTGACGATCCATACTCATGCAAGCACGGAGCGCGCAATTTCAGATCCGGAGTATCTAAGAAAACCGATAAGCCGTACGCCGGCTGGTACTGCCCTAATGGCATTGTGTCGCACCAATGCGAGGTTGTGTGGGGCGTTCTTGGATCCGATGGTAAATGGGCGGTCAAGAAATGAGCGAATTCGTAGAGATAATAAATCCGCGCACGAAGATGGCGAAACTTTTACTCGATGGCAAAGTTACTGCCGAGTATTTAATCGAACAATGTGATTCGTGTCTATTGCTACTTAGATTCGACTCAAACGGCTATCAAGTTGCCAACGAGGAAAAAGTTCTTTGGCTATGTGTAAATTGCCGTCCTACGAATTAAGGTATTCAGTCGCCTTCGCAGATGAAATGTATATCCATCAAGCGGCGACCGATAAAATCCTTCAAGGATCCGGAATCATGGGAACGCAGCCTAGATACAATCTGGCTCTTAACACGCACGAGCAGGTCAGCGAACTAGCCGAATCTATAACGGCGGAGTTAATCGTGGCACGCTATTTCGGGCTCGATTATGACGCACGTCAAAATAATGGGAAACGTCATGCCGACGTGACTATGGCGAATAAACAAGGCTTGGAAATCAAATGGACTAAATACGAATCGGGTCACTTGATTATCTATCCCAATGACAGAGATAGCGACGTGGCGGTCATGGTCGTCGGAAAAAGCCCTACCTATCGCATAGCCGGCTGGATACCGGTTCAATTCGCTAAACGCGCAAAGTATAAGCACCGATCTCAGGATTCATGGTGGATCGAGCAACACAATCTCTTTCCAATCGAGGATCTAGTAAGGAGCGAACATGGACGTTCACTTATCTAGTTGTCGGATCTGCAAGAAGGTCACAATGCAACGCGAACGAATCGTCACGGACAAACTTCCGCCTAATGTCAAGGTGCTGGAATGTCTAAAGTGTGGAGTTATGGGCGTCGTATTACTGGAGGATATCCAATGAATAGTTATCCACAGGCAACGAATAACCTGTGGACGACACGCAGGAGCGCCGTTCAAGTTGTCCACATACTCACGAGTAACTTGACAGAGGTACTACCATCACGACGCGGTGGAGAGCCGCTTAGGCGACTCGCTCGCAGCCGAGTCTTGGTGGTTGCGGGAGTTCTATGTCTTAACGGAGTAATGACGGCTTATCCATCAAAAGCAGTTAATAACACAGTAGAGATCTATAAACTCTATGCACACACGAAGTTACTCAATGCAAAAGAATTTCATTGTGTTAATCTGCTCTGGACGAAAGAAAGTCAATGGAATCCACGATCCGATAACAAACACTCAACGGCATTCGGAATTCCTCAACTGCTCAAGATGAAGGAAACAAATCCATTCAAGCAGATAGATCTAGGGCTACGCTATATCCATCACAGATATTCAACTCCTTGCAAGGCGTGGGAATTCTTCAAGAAGAAGGGTCATTACTAATGGCTACTCAAAGCGCACGTGCTAATGGAGGCACTACTGCATGGCGAAAGATACGTGCGCGAATCCTTGCTCGCGATGGCTGGACTTGCCAATATTGCGGAAACGATGAACACGCCCTAATGACTGTAGATCATGTCATTCCGATATCTAAGGGCGGAACTGATGAAGACTCGAATCTCATAAGTGCGTGTCAAAGGTGTAACTATTCGAAAGGAAACAGAATGGGGCGGTTTTTTGGAGGGGCTAGAACACCTCTGACTCTTCCTTTTCCTTTTTCACCTCAAAACGAATCGACCAGTCATGACTAAGGCTAAACAGGGCTCTACAAGGGCTCTCAAGGTCGTAGGAGGGACGAGCATAGACGAACCTATAAAAGAGGTCGTCCGCACGCCTCTAATAGGCTCTCCGACGCCTAGAATCCACTCTAGGCTCAACGATTTACCGTCAAAAGGCTTCGAACTTATTGAATTCTCGAAGGAAATCGGGCTCGAGATGATGCCGTGGCAAAAGTTTGTTATGGAACACGCGCTCAAAGTTAAGCCCGATGGCAGATGGAAGGCTCCCGTGGTTTGCGTTGTAGGGGCTCGTCAGAATGGAAAATCCACAATTATGATTGCTTCAATTCTTGGAAGAATGTATCTCTGGGGCGAACCGTTGCAACTTGGAAGCGCTCACGTACTTACTACATCGCTCGAAACGTTCCGGCACGTTGTCGGATTGATTGAAGGTAACGATCGTCTAGCCTCCGAGGTTGCCAAGATTCGATGGGCTCACGGATCCGAGGAAATTCAGTTAAAGAATGGTTGCCGCTACGTGGTCAAAGCAGCAAACGCGGCGGCTCGTGGTTTCGCAAAGCCCGAGACGGTCTACATGGACGAGACAAGACAACTCAAAGACACCGAGGCGTGGTCTGCTATGCGCTACACGATGATGGCAGCTAAGAATCCTCAACTCTGGACATTCTCAAACGCTGGAGATCAACACAGTTTAATTCTTAATCAACTTCGCGAAAGAGGCATGGCTTCGGCAGCTGGAGGCGATGACGATATTGCGTACTTTGAATGGTCGGCTTATTCGGACAAGATTACCGATGAAAAAAATTGGATCGCTAGTAATCCGGCGCTCGGTCATACGATTCACGAGGATAATATTCGCGCCGTTCTCAATGATCCGCCCGACGTGGTGCAGACCGAAGTCTTATGTCGCTGGGTTCACACAATCTCGAGCGCAATTCCTCAGAAGGAATGGGACGAATGCGGATCCGATACCGCAGATCTTGACGTGGAAAAAACTACTTGGCTCGGAATCGACTGTTCACCGGATCGCCGTGACGCGGCTCTCGTTGCGGCTCAAAAGAATGCCGACGACACTTTCACGGTCAAATTGCTTCACACTTGGCACAATCCGATAGCACTCGACGATAAAGCAATCGCTAATGACATTGCGCCTTATGCTAGAAAATATCTCACGGAATATGTTGTCTTCTCTAAACGAACGAGTGCGGCAATAGCGGCGCGACTGCAACCGGCAGGAATCCCAGTCATTGACGTGGACGGAAATGCCTACGGACAATCGTGCGATGAGCTGCTCGGTGCAATTACTTCGAAGAGATTAGTTCACGGAAAGAATGCAGAATTATCCAAGCAAATATTATCCGCCGTTCGCCTTCCAATGGGAGACGGAGGCTGGATCATAGGTCGGCGCGCCTCTTCGGTTGCAGTTTGCGCCGCCGTTGCCACGGCTCTTTGCACACACTTTGCGACACGCCCAGAGACAGAGATAGACATTCTCTTCGGCTAGGCGTATAAGTGCGCTCTACACTTTGCGCATGGGTCTAAAAGATTTATTTATTACAAAGCCTCAAAGCATACCGGCGACGACCGACATTGAGGCGTCCCTTGCTCCGGTCAATGTCACATCATCGCTTTACAATATCTACGGCGTGGCTGGTATTACGGCTTCACGCGTTGAATTTATGTCCGTGCCAACATGCGCACGCGCGCGAAACATTATTTCGTCAAGTGTTGCAAGTATTCCGCTTAAGGTTCGCACAAAAGCCGACGGCGCAAGAGTAGAAGCACCGCCGCGTGTTATTAGTCAGCCGGATCCACGCGTTCCGGGCTCTGCTACCTATGCGTGGTTAGCCGAAGATATTCTTCTATATGGTTATGGATATCTTCAAATTAAAGAGATTTATGCGGACACGTATCGGATTCGTTCTTGCGAAAGAATAGATCCAACGCGCGTCACGATTAAAACAAATGCAACAGGAACAGAAATCGAGTATTACTGCGTAGATTCAATGCCAGTTCCTTACGAAGGCGTCGGATCTCTCGCGGTGTTCTACGGAAACGACGAAGGAATTCTCAATCGCGCCGGTCGCACAATCAAAGCCGGAGCAGAATTGGAACGCGCTGCCGTTATGTACGCGCGCGAACCTGTACCGACAATGGTTCTTAAATCTAACGGCGCAGCACTTCCGGCGGATCGTATTGCAAAACTTTTAGAATCATGGGGCGCGGCTCGACGCAATCGCGGAACCGCATTCCTCAATGCAGACGTAACTTTGGAAACTCTTGGATTCGATCCGGAGAAATTACAATTAAATCAAGCCCGTTCCTACGTTGCGACCGAACTCGCTCGCGTTACTGGGATTCCTGCTTATTATGTAGACGCGGAATCTGGATCTAGCATGACATATTCTAACGCGTCTCTGGCCAGACAATCTCTACTCGACTTCTCTTTGCGGCCAATTATGACAAGTATAGAAGAGCGTCTTTCAATGACAGGAATGGCAAATGATTTCGTTCCGGCTTCTCAAGAAGTTAAATTCGATCTTGACGACTACTTGCGCGGATCAGCAAAAGAGCGCGCCGACGTTTATAAAATTCTTTACGATATCGGAGCAATCACGTCCGATGAAATTCGACTAGAAGAGGAAATGATCCGATGAATGAAACTCCAATGAATCTCAACTTCTCGATAAAGGTCAGCGCGACGGATTTTCCTAAGCGTGAGATCTCTGGTCGCATAGTGACATGGAATGAAGTCGGCTCAACTTCTGCCGGTGAGACTTTATTTACTCCGAACTCAATCACCTTCGGCAATAGCACAAAATTACTTCTCGAACATAAGCGTGAAGCACCTATCGGATTCTTAAAAAGTTACGAAGAAGATGAAGAAGGTATTTACGCCACGTTCTCAATCGGCAACACAACCGCCGGATCCGACGCGCTAGTGGAAGCCTCAACCGGACTTCGCGACGGATTTAGTGTCGGAGTTTTAGCCGATAAATATAAAAACATTGACGGCGTTCTTACAATTTCAGCGAGTTCTCTTAAAGAGGTTTCACTCGTTACAGATCCAGCAATAGCAAGCGCAAAGGTCGCAGTCGCGGCAAGTGAAAATTCTGAGCCGGAATCTCCGGAGTCAGAAGAAATAAATCCAACTAATGAAGGAGAAAACGAAGTGGAAATCACTCCAACCGTTCCAGACGCTCCAGCCGAAACGGTTGAAGCGGCGAAGGTCGTGAACTTAGGTTCAGCACCTCTCGCATTTACAAAGCCACGTTCACCAATCATTACTCCAGGAAATTACCTAGAGCATACAATTCGTGCAGGACTCGGAAACGAAGATTCACGTCAATACGTAAAAGCCGCGGACGATAGTTTCTCAACGAATCCAGCCTTCTCTCCGGTTTCTTATCTTCGCGACGTTGCACAAAATACAAACGCAGATCGTCCAGTAATTGAAGCTTGCGGTGGAACACGTCCACTTAGCAGCTACGGAATGACAGTTTCAATTCCTAAAATCACGGCGAATTCAACTGCGGCAACTGTTGCAGAAGGTGGAGATCCAACTGGAACAACCGCAATTACTTCTGCTTATGTAAATGCAACTGTAATCAAAAAAGCCGGTTTCCAACGCTATTCAGTCGAACTTCTCGACCGTTCAGATCCATCATTCTATGACATCATGTTGCAAAATCTTCGCGACGCATATGCTCAAGCAACCGACCAATATGTAATTGCACAAATTACAGCCGGCGGAACTCAAGCAACTGCAACAGCCGCAGATTCAGCCGGTATTATTTCATTCGTATCGACAGAATCTCCTGCCGCTTACACCGCAACAAAGCGCACCGCAAAGTCATTCGTATCTGGAACATCTATCTGGAGCCTTCTTATGGGAGCAACAGATACAACAGGTCGTCCAATTTACAACGCGGGAAATCCGATGAATAATGCAGGATCTGCAACTCCTACAAGCATTCGCGGAAACGTTCTTGGACTTGATTACTACGTTGATCCAAACATGGTCGCTACTTCTATCGACGAATCAGCGTTCATTATCGAGCCACGTTCGATTGAAATTTTCGAATCACCTGCTCTTCAACTTGCTACAAATGTTCCAACAACAGGCGAAATCGAAATCATGCTTTACGGATACATCGCAGCACAAGCAGTATTCGCCGGCGGTCTTCGTCGTTTCAATCTAACCTGATCCAAATAATCATCGGCTAGGTGCGCTCCCGTATCTAGCCGAGCAGAAGAGAGGAATGGAAATGCCTAGTATCGTAACGGCGTCACAACTTCGCACCGTGCTAGGCGTTTCCGTTTCCTTATATTCAGACGCTTATTTAGATGGAATTATTACAAGCGCGGAACAGGTAATCCTTCCGCTTCTTACCGCGAATCAGAATGCCGTCGCCGCGGTTTATTTACAAAATAATGTCGCTTATTACATAACTCAGAAGCCTAATAGTTTCGTCGCCGGTCAAAGTGTTATCGTTACAGGTTGCGTCCCTTCTACATTCAACGGAACACAAACGGTCACATCGAATTATTACGATCCGTTTCCTTATCTGCCATTCGCTTATCCAGCACCTTATTTTTATTTTACTTGCGCTATTACTAACGCAGATATCACCTTCCGTCCGGTGATACCGGCTGGCGTTGCGTATCTATCCGGTGCCAACGCCGCCACTCTTTACGCAAACACCGAGGCAGTCGAACAAGCCGTTCTTATAGTCTCAACCGAAATCTTCCAATCGGTAACGGCTGCCGGTGGACAAATTGAAGGCGTAGACTTTACTCCGTCGCCTTATAGAATGGGACGATCACTTCAAAATCGTGTTATCGGACTTCTTGGCAATTACATCGACGTTCAAACAATGGCGCAATAATGCCAACGCCTACAACTATCGCGACAAACGTTCGAGGCACACTTGCGACCGCACTCGCTGGAGTTGTCGCCTCTGTTTATTCAAGCGTTCCCGAGACGGTCATTCCTCCGGCTTGCGTAATAGTTCCGGATTCGCCCTATCTAGAATCGACTCTTATCGGTAAGGCTAACGTCAAGGTTAAGATTAATTTCGTTATTACTGCCGCCGTTGCGTATAACTCAAACGCCGGCGCACTCGATAATCTCGAGCAGTTAGTTATCAGCATTCTTGCGGCTATGCCCGTCGGATACGTTGTCGGCGACGTTCAACGTCCGACGGTTATGCAAGTCGGCGCGAGTAATTTACTCATAGCAGATCTATCGGTCTCGACCTACTACACGCAACAGACAATCTAAGGAGAAATGTAATGCCAACAACAATCATCACGGGTCGCGATCTAGTCTTGACTATTGCAACCGTAAATTATGACGCACAAACAACCGCCGCCTCGCTAGTTAATGCGCCGGTAATTACGACTTATCAAACTCTCGATGGAAAAGCCTATAAACACATCGACGACCAATGGACTCTCAACCTTTCACTTCTCGCAGACTGGGGCGTCGCCTCATCTCTATTCGAGGCTATGTGGACGGCTGCCGATACTGCACCTAATACAACTCTTGCAGTCTCATTTACTGCAGTCACAGGCGCAGTCTTTACGTGCAACGTCTTTCCAGTATTTCCTTCCGTCGGTGCAACCGCGCCGGACGCACAGACAGATACTTGGGCTATGCTCGTTAGCGGAACTCCAGCAGAGACATTCTCTTAACCACTAGGAACGGGAGCAAAGATGAAACTACCAATCACTATTGAATACATGTCCGGCGATACTGCAACCTACACGGCACAACCGCCGGAGTGGGCTAAGTGGGAGAATAAAACTGGATACACAATTTCACAAGCACAAGAGAAAATCGGGATATCAGATCTCTTATTTCTTGCGTGGAACGCCATGAAACGCGAAGCCGGCGGAAAGCCGGTGAAGCCTTTTGAAATATGGTGCGAGACTGTCTCCGACGTACGGACTGGAGACGAAGACCCAAAAGTTACGCCGCCGGAAGTGTGAATCGAATGCTCGTCGAGTTAGCAATAGCGACGGGCATTCCGATGAGCGAATGGGTCACGGCGGAGCAGATCTACACCGCGAAAGAGATTTTGGAGGAGCAAAGCCGTGGACAATGACGCAATCTCCTATGACAAGGCAGATCTACGTCGAATCACGGGCGCATTCAAAGCGATGGACGATGAAGCAATCGCCGCAGCTAAACGCGAATCATCTGCTCTGGCAGAATTTGCTCAAGGCAAAATAAAAGAAAAATCGAACACTCGCGGAATTGCAGCGCAAAGAATTGCGGCAGGTTCACGCGTTTCCAAGTCGTCAAAGATAGGCGAACTCTCTTTCGGCTTTGCTTCTCAAAAGTTCTCAGGCGGTGGCACGACTCAGCAACTATGGGGCGGTAACGAATTCGGATCTAATAAATTTAAGCAGTTTCCTATCTGGTCAGGGAGTGAAGGACGCGGATCTAAAGGCTGGTTTATTTATCCGACACTTCGCGCAATACAACCAGAACTCATCACTCAATGGGAGAATGCCTTTGATAAGATATTGAAGGAGTGGTAATGGCGGCAGGTTCACGCACGTTAAAACTTTCAATCCTTGCCGACGTTGATAATCTAAAAAAGAATCTTAACGCCGGATCTAATGACGTCCAATCTTTCGGAGATAAAGTTGGAGAGTTTGGAAAGAAAGCCGGACTTGCATTCGCAGCCGCAGGAGCAGCCGCCGCCGTCTACGCTGGCAAGTTAGCAATTGAAGGCGTCAAAGCGGCAATTGAGGACGAAGCGGCTCAAATACGCCTTGCCAATTCTCTGAAGAATGCAACTGGCGCAACTAATGATCAGATAAAGGCAATCGAAGCCAACATCTTAAAAATGTCTTTGGCTACCGGCGTCTCCGACGACAAACTCCGTCCGGCTTTATCTAGACTTGCGCTATCAACTAATGACACGGCTAAAGCGCAAGATCTTCTTACTCTGGCACTAGATATATCTCAAGCGACTGGTAAAGACTTGACGGGCGTTGCTAACGCTCTTGGTAAGGCATACGACGGCAATAACGCCTCACTCGGTAAATTAGGTATTGGTCTATCCGCCGCCGAATTGAAGGCGATGAGTTTTACAGACGTGCAAGGCAAACTTTCAGACTTATTCGGTGGGGCTTCTGCCGCTAACGCAAAGACATTCGCCGGAAGAATGGAAATCCTTAAGGTCACATTCGCAGAAGCGCAGGAAACAATCGGAGCAAAACTTCTGCCAATTATTCAAGATCTAGTTCAGTTCGTAATTGACAAAGTGCTTCCGGCACTCGGTAAGTTTGCCGATTACTTCAAGCCAATAACTAAAGCAATCGAAGAAAATAAAGAAACGTTCAAAGCATTCGGACAATTTATTGTCGATTACGTTGCGCCGGTTCTTGTCACCGTTCTAGGCGGTGCGTTTCAGGTTGTCGGCAAAATTGCCGGCGGAGTTATTGACGTCGTTGCCGCAGTTATCAAAGGTCTAAACGTTCTCATTCAGGGAGCGGTGCAAGGAATCAACGCGCTAATCGGTGTTTATAACTCCGTGCCGTTCTTGCCTAATGTAGGCAAAATATCTGCACCGACAATTAGCGTTCCAAGTGTTTCCGTTCCAGACGTCGGCGGATCTACTTCTTCATCTTCAATCACAGTTCCTTCCATTTCAATGGGCGGAAGTGGCACATCGGGCGGCTCTGCTAGTGCTACAAGTGACACACCGCAATTCTTCAATCCTTCGGCTAATTTCGTTCCATCATTCGGTAAATCTTCATCTATTGCACTCATGGAGGCAGGGCAATTCCAACGCGAATCATCTATCGTCAATAACATCACGGTTAACGGTGCAATCGACGCCGAGGGAACCGCGCGACAAATTGCCGAAGTTATGAATAACGGATACTACCGAGGCACAGGTGGCGCGTCTCAGTTCGTCGGTATTAAGTGACACAATGGAGCCCAATCTGGGACGTGCAGATAAATGGCGTCAGTTATACGACGGTCACGCTTGCGAACCTCTCGATTACTTCTGGACGCTCGAACATCTATATTCAAGCACAAGCCGGCTATGCAACGATAAATCTAATCAACCTAACAGGGACGGCAATAGTCCCGACGATTAACGACACACTTTCAATTCAAGTCAAAGACACGTCCGCAACTTATGTCCCGATATTCGGTGGATCTATTGTCGACGTCGGTGTGGTCGTCTCGCAAGTAGGTTCGACAGGAATAGCCCAGACGATAACTATCACGGCTCTAGGAGCCCTTGCAAGGCTTCAAAAGGCACTTACAAATGGCGTTCTAACTCAAGACTTTGACGGTAATCAAATCCAGACAATTCTTGGACAAGTGCTTCTCAACGAATGGAGCGAAGTTCCGGCGGCTCTAACGTGGGCAACTTATGATCCCACGACTACATGGGCGAATGCAGAAAATACGGGACTTGGCGAAATAGATACTCCAGGAAATTACGAACTTGCTCAACGCTCTTCTTCGGTGACGGACGTTTATTCTCTAGTCGCCGCACTTGCCAGTTCTGGACTCGGTTATCTATACGAAAATTCTCAAGGACAGATTTCCTACGCCGATTCGACTCACCGATCTAGTTACCTTGCTACGAACGGATACACCGACCTAGACGCAAATCAGGCTCTCGGACAGGGAATCAAAATTCAGACTCGCGCTGGAGATATTCGAAATGACGTCACAATAAAATACAACACAAATTCAACTTCTTCGGTCAATGATTCGGATCCGGCTTCTATTGCACTTTACGGCAATCTTGCACAAATCATCACAACAACAATCAAACATAAAGCGGACGCAGAATCGCAAGCGGCGTTCTATCTAACACTCCGCGCTTATCCGCAGCCTATTCTGGAATCTATAACTTTCGCTCTTACCAATCCGGAACTTGATAACGCAGACCGTGACGCTCTTATTGGGGCATTCATGGGTCAACCTATTTCGCTGGCAAACCTGCCCAATAACATGGCGGCAGGAACTTTCCTTGGATTCATAGAAGGCTGGAGATTCTCAGCCTCTTACAATGAACTCGCTATCACTCTTCTACTCTCACCGCTTGCGTTCTCACTTCAAGCGATGAAATGGGAGGACGTGAGTGTCGCCGAAACTTGGAACACTCTCTCGCCTACACTCGACTTCGAACACGCGCTAGTCGTGGCTTAGAAAGGAAAATAAATGGCTAATCCAACAACCAACTTCGGCTGGGTCATGCCGACATCTACGGATCTCGTTACAGATTTACCGGCGGATTTCAACGTATTCGGTCAAGGTGTAGATACGTCTATGGCGGATCTACTTGGAGGAACTACGGGACAGGTTCTTTCAAAAACTTCCGGCACAAATATGGACTTCACTTGGGTCACTCCTACAGATGAAACACCGCTAACCACTAAAGGCGATCTCTTTACATTTACGACGGTCGACGCTCGATTAGGTATTGGCGCAAATGACACCGTATTAACTGCCGATTCTGCACAAGCGACCGGTATGAAATGGGCTGCACCTGCACCTTCGGGTTCGGGCATGACTTCTATTGCCTCCGGTTCTATTGCCAATAGCACAACAGGATTTAGTTTAACTTCTATTGTGGGAACCTACAATAATTTACAATTAGTTATTAGAAATTCTTATAGTGGTTCAAATATAAATTCAAGAATTCGTGTTAATAATGACGCAACATCAATATATTCAAATATGCAAAATTTTGGGCTAACTACTACGGCAAGCGCAGTGACGTCAACAGGAACAAATTTTCTCCTAGATAATTACAATTCGTCTAAAATCGCGTCAACTTCGGTTTATGTGATTAATTTTTGGGATTATGCAGGAAATTCGTTTAAATGTGGCACAGTTACCGGATTTCATCAAGACACAACAACCGGTAATTATGAAATAATGACGCAAAGTTTTGGTATTCAATTAACCGCCGCAATTAATCGCATAGATCTCATCACAGGGTCAGCCAACACTTTTGCTGGCGCAGGAACCTACACACTATATGGAGTCAAATAATGAAAACATTCGAACATAATGCAACTACAGGCGAAGTCATTGAACGGGAATTGACCCAACAAGAAATTGATCAAATTGAAATCGACGCGATTGAAAGTCAGGCACAAAAAAGCGCATGGGAGACTAAGGAAAAAGCAAAAGCCGCATTACTTCAACGCTTAGGCATTTCAGCCGATGAAGCGGCGTTATTACTCTCGTGAATTATCCTAACGGCACTCTTCACCGAGTTATCGAAATCGCTTTAAGCGAAGTCGGAACCGTGGAACAAGGTGACAACCTAACGAAGTACGGCAAAGCCTTCGGAGTCGATGGTCTGCCGTGGTGCGGTTCATTCTGTAATTGGGTCTATAGAGAAGCCGGAGTTAAAATCCCATCGGTTATCTCAACGGCGGCAGGGGCTCACGCGTTTAAGAATCTTGCTAAATTTAGAGAAGCGCCTCAAGTCGGAGATCTTGCATTTATGGACTTTCCTCACGATGGTGTAGATCGGATTTCGCACATTGGAATTGTGGTCAAAGTTGCGTCGGATTCGATTACTACAATTGAAGGAAATACGTCAGGGACAGGCGATCAACGCAACGGCGGAATGGTAATGATCAAGACTCGCTCACTCGGTACAGGTTCACCGGTCGTCGGTTTCGGTCGTTGCCGTTTCGCACCTTTCGAAGGTGATCTTCCGGTCATCGTCGAAGAAGTAAAAACACCTATAAAGAAAAAAATAGGAAGGCTAAAAAAATGAAGGAAGCAAAAGCACTTGGAGCCTCTTGGGCTCGTTCTTTTCTAGCGGCGGCAGTTGCATTAATTGCCATCGGTGAGACAGATCCAAAAGCAATCTTTACCGCAGGAATGGCAGGAGTTATTCCCGTGATTTTAAGGTATCTCAATCCTAAAGACGTCGCCTTCGGTGTCTCTGGAAAGTGAGTCAGTTCGCACGGGCGGCAGCGCTTCTCATAGGGCTATGCGTTGCGTTGTCGTCTTGCG